AGCCCCTCAGCGTTCTCCTTGAGAAACTTGTCTCCACTTAACCAATACAAACTCTCGGCAACCATCAACAGAGTCTCTTTGCAACTCTCTGAAAGCCCGAAGTGTAGTTTCTCGTCTATCAGGAGTTCGTGTACCCTTGCTTGCCAGTTACCAGGCTCACCTGCAAGTAATATTCTCTGTCTGAAATCTTCGCCGAACACCACGACACAGTTAAGGTAATTTCCGTCTCTGAGATAACTCGGAGCAGGAATTATCCTCACAACCCTCCCCTTTGCAAAGAGATAATTCAGGTCAGGGAAAGTGCGACCACCGACACTCGAAAACTTGATCATCCCGATCCTTGTGTCGTAAGTAACCTCTTTACCTTCGTGTATCTTTACGTTCAGGTTCTCTCCGGAATCTTCGTCAAAGCCCACGTTTTCTTCCGGAAAGTATGGATGATGATCGAGCATCTTCTTAGCCAGGTCAAGATTATCAATAAACTGATCCCTTGCTGCACGTATTTGACTGAAATAGACCGGCTCAACATATATACCGGTAGTTCCGTTCGCTATAGAATAATGATAAGGACTGACCTCTTCAGACGGAAAATATTGAAAGGCAAGGGTAAGGTCGTTCTCGATATAATAGACATCGGTCATTGTGAAGATAGCAAGTATGATTTTATTTTCACTAACCGACCAACTGAAGAATATCTTTACCGGCTGATTAGCGTACGGCAAGATCACCTGTTGAGTCATATTATATGTAGGATTACCGGTTTTCCTATAGCCGAGAAAGTATATTTGCTGAGTCTCGTTTTGTTTGCGAAACAACCTAAGGAAATTATCGGCATCCTTTTGAATAGAGAAGATAGGATATGATGTCACTCCGGCATAATCGGTGCTCGCTGAACGAAAATCAAACATTACATATCCGGACTGAGGAAATGGTAGGTTAATCCCTTCCTCGTGAACGGCATACCTGAATCCGTTAGCAATTTCTATCGTCTTTTCATTGTTCTCGCTATAATACGGTAAATAAGTATCCTGTCCTAATACTCGGACGAACGGATGAGTCTGCAGCACATTATCATCTACCCACTGCAGAGTACCAGATCCTCCGCCGGCATATACATCAAAGCGTAGAAAATGTCTTAGATTAGCCCTATTAGGAGCTTTATTCCATTCCTTAAAGAGATCGCAACTTACCACTAACTCTTCAAAGTTATTCCTGACTCGCAGAGGGAAAAGTACTTTCTGATTATCCCACTCGCCGGAGGTTGATATGTTGCACCAGTCTCCGTATTCCGGAGTACGAAAGTCTGTCTGTTCACCTGAAGCAAGAGGAACTCCAACCCCTCCATAACAGAAATAGATATCTTTTGCAGAATAGCCAGGTAGATACGGTATTCTTATTAACACGTCAACATAGTCGTTACCAGGAGTATATTTATACGCAGCAGGAAGCAATGTAGTTAGATCGGCATCGTAAAACCGGAGCAAGTGTTTTACTGAACTCATTATACTGTTACCGGTCGTTAGCCCTGCCCAATCTATGATCTGATAGCCTTCTGCATCTACCAGATCCTCTTCCTTGAGCCTGATCCATACCGCAGCATCAACATAGTGTCTCGAGTTTTTGTTACTGATAGAGATCCGGAAGTAATAGGCAAAGTCAAAGGAAAACCTTATTGCAACGTTCGCATTAGACACGAAAAGTATTCCACCGGTAAAGCAAATATCGTCACCCTTGCAGGACTGATCGTTCTCATAACTGATAGCGTGTCCGGCAAAAGGAGAGGTTGATACATACCGGTTGTCTCCGGTTAGATCTGTTACTAACATTCTTGCTGCCAAGTGCAGATCTGTAAAGCCCAACACCCCTTCAGTGTATAAGCAGCTTGCCATATAAACATTGAAATACTTGATCTGTAAAGCCTGGCTGCCTGGTAATGTAGCATCAGCAAGAATCGTTCTTAGCCGGTCAAATACCGTCCTTTGCCAAAACTCCTCAAGCATAGCATCATCGTCTTTTTTAAGGAACTGCAGTATCGTACTTATACATAGCGGAGAAGGATTACTCTCATGACCGTCATCAGTTACCATCGTATAGGCTAAAAACAAGATCGATCCTCGTTGTACCGCCATACCTGGATCAAGAGAGGTCATAGGGACATAGTTATTATCTGCCGGCTCAATACTCATCTCCGGCATAGACAGAGGAGGAGGCAACCCTATATCTCCGTAAATTATCTTTCGATCCGGTCTGATCTCTATGGTCTTAGCGAGGTGACTGTCTCTTCCGTCAACGATCGCAAGACCTATTGTTGTCTGTGCTATTCTCGGCTCTTCCAGGTCAACAAAAACAGGATGTTCATTGGTCTCTTTCAAAATAGAACTTACCCATCCACTCCCGTCAAAGTGTAATAGCCACAACTCTTTCCCTTCGCTATAAACAACCATGACATAATTTTTAGTCTCATCAGCCCCTGTAGGGAAAAAGGAAGTTTTCCAGACCCAAACCTTTTTAATAGTATGATATATCGGAGCTAATATCGGCTCACTTAAAGAGTCAAAGTCGGCTCTTCTTTTAACTTCTCCGTCCTTTGTTACATAGAAGTTGGTTAATTCAGCAAACTCTCCGTCTTTAATTAAGTCGGCTCGTAACGCCTCGTTTAGCCCCCCGATATATACCGGTATCCTAAACCTTGCCTTCCCCTTTTGTTCTTCCATTTTTATCTGCCTGGTGAATGGTAGTTGTATTGTTGCTCTTTGCTTGACATAGGATATCTCGAGATCTCCCAATGGTTGATAGTTGAGAGAAGCTGTCTAAAGATCTCTTTGTGTACATTGTGTAGATCCATATCCCTGTACTGCTGTTTAATAGTTAAGAGAGAGATAACTCCGGAGATGAACGCAGCTTCCCACGTCTCAGGAATATCAATCGTGTCCGGAGGATCTGTGACGGATATCCTGTCGAACGTGATCTTAGCTATCAGTATGATCTTAAATTCCGTGTCAGATATTATGTCGTGACGGGAAGCAAACTGTATAAGATTCCTGGACGGCATACAAAACAGATTATCATCCGGACGACTCTCTACATAGTTTTTGCTGTGATACGTGCTCTTTGCCTTCTTGTCTGTTGAAACAGACTCAACCCAAACCTCTATAACTTCCTTTATTATTGAGTGCAAAGTTAAAAAAGGTTTGTTCCATACATAGCCGGACGTAGGAGAAAGACCGCCGATAATGACTTCCTGCTTATCTCTTATTCCGTCTATAACTCCGTTAATCTGGCTGATAATATTATTTGTCGCCCTGAACACTTCGCCCCTGTCCATAAGGTTAGGGATATAGTCCATTGCACTGTCAACGATCTCCTGTGTAAGCATTCTGCCTCCGGTTAATTAGTTTCTCCTGCTAATAAAAGCCTTGCTTGCTCTATTGCAGAGTTGAGGAAAGGGAAAGAAAACCAGTCAAGCATCTCTGTATTGTCCTTCCATAAGTAATCTCCTGTCCCCACGTTATCATAGATAGGAGGAGACTGTATAAAGACTATCTCTACGTTTTTCCCCACAAGTTTGTCTCCAGGTACGAACTTTATCGTCTTGCCGACCTGATACCATTTAACTGTTTTCTCGCTCGGTCTGAGATTAGGACTGCTGCTCCACCTGGCAACTTCGTCAAAGCCTGCTCTGGAGATTATCAGATCGTCACTACCTTCCGGATCTGGAAAGATGTTTTGAATAAGCAGGATACCTTTGTCTGATATGTCAGATAGTAAAAGGATATTACCCGAGACTGCCTGTGCCTTGATCAAGGACATAATAAGCAGATCTCCCTCAACGAACGATCCTTGACGGATTAGATTAGCGACTGCCTCTCTAAAGTAGATCCTCGCCCTTTCTTCTGAGACATCGATAAAAGCCTCGTCTGTCCGTTGTACTATCTCGGTGATTACTTCGCTATACTTCATCCTGATCCTCTTCGTCTATTGTGTCTTGTATTTCTTCCTTATGAGGATCTGTGAGTACCACTCCCATTCTCCGGAAGTTTCTTATCCATCTCTGCACGTTTTCCTTCTTTCCAGTTGCAGGTACTCTGTCTATACCCATAACCTCTGCAGCAGCGTTATATTTTGAGAGGAGCTGTATAAGAACATTGTAGGCAAGGTCTGTGAGATCATCTTTCATATCCTCTTCGTTACCTGTCATTGGATCTATTACATATATAGAGGGGTATTTTTTGAGCAAGAACTGAGCAATGTCCAGGTCAACTTTAACAGCTCCTCCCCTTTTGAAAACTATGTTAAATATTCTCGGAGGCTCTTCCGGTCGTATCTTTCGGCATTCATCCTTCGTAACCGTTCTTGAGACGGTTAATTTGCCCTCACAACTCCGGTCTTTAACCATTACCGCTGTTAAGGGATCTTTAATAAATCGTTCTATATATCGCATACTGATTCCTCTTTCGTATCAAACTTGTTACCGCTTATATTGCCGTTGTGTTGATAATACATATAGCCGTAATACCAGGTTGCTATTGCCGGCTCAACACCTTTAGCGTTTGCAGCTTTATAGTGTTCCATTGTGACATATTTCTTTAGGGTTTCGTCAAAAGGAGTCTCTAACAGAAATTTCTTCTCCCAAAGTCCTGGAGACAAAGCATTACAGGCTAAATATCGTTCGCCGTCTATAAGCGTTAGATAGGTTGCAAAGGCTATTTTTTTGTCACCGTTCAATTCGGATCTCTGTTTAATTGCCATAAGAGCAGAAACATAGTCCGGCATAAGATAGTCATCATCTCCTAAGAAAGCGACATATTCTGTAGTAGATCTTCTCACGATCTCGTTATAGCAACTGCCAATACTCTGCAGCTTTTCCATATTATCAACGACAATGATCTCGATCTTATTTTCACAGACTTGCTTCCGGATAGAGTATATTGCCCTGTTGAAATAATCGGCTCTTGTCTTGACGATACCAATAGTAATAGGGTTTCTCCCGTCCGTTATGAAAACAGATTTGCCCTTATTATCCTCATTAAGTTTTAACAGCCTCTCCATAATCTCTTTCGGTATGGTCTCCCCTTTATACCCTTTTGCTGAAATAAAGGGAGGCTCAAGGTTAATAAGCTTGCTTGCTCTGCTCCAGGAGATATTGTTATATCCGTTACTATCAAAACCATCTATCCAGGAGTTAGATTCATTAAACAAGACCTTCTCCGGTTTAGTCACCTGGTAAAGCCAGGAGTCAACACTCGACTTAACTCTCATTTCCATATAAAGACGAGGGAGTAGTTTCGCCGAGATCGCCATATTGAGTCCGCAAGGATGATAGAACAGGCTGGCGTCCCTGTCAAATACCGCCCAATTATCGGTCGGGATGTCATAAAAGAAGCCTTTTCTGCTCTGTACCCAATCTGCCTTCTCATATAGAAAAAGATTATAGGTCTCAATAAGACGCAAGGGTTGTGAATAACAATCTGCAGCCTGTAACAAAAAGCCGATTGATGTCTCGCTTGCTTCTTTACTCAAAAAATACCATTTTGCCGACAATGGATACCATTCGTCTAAACTTAGATATAAAATTCTTCTGCAGCCTACTTCCTCAAGCCTGTCGGCAAATGACTGAAAGTATTTCTCGCCCAAACTTCCTTCTCCCTGTTCTTCACAAACAAGTAATTCCCAAGTAAAATCTACCCTCTGTTGCCTACAGAGACTTTCCATTGCTAACCAACAGATCTTCTCAGACTTATATACAGGTAAGGCTACTGATAATTTGATCGTTTCTTCCATATCTTCCTTAAAGGCAGGACGTGCCTCTCGACACGCCCTGCAATCCTAAACGTTGGAGGTTAATATGTGGTTAATATCCACGTTCCTACTGCTTTCTCGCAATCCCACTCACCTTTCTTTCGACAAATGAGGTCGATCCGTGCACCGACAACTGCAGAGGTAATTTTGGCATTCGCCGCTTGTAATACTCCGGTATGAAGAGATAACTTCTCACCGGTCTTAGGTACTAATACGGTTGTACATCCTGTGCCGACACAAGCAGCACGAGGAATAATCGCACTCACCCTTCGACCGACAACTGCAGGTAAGAGATGAAATCTCACCCTGTTGTCACAACCTGGTAGAGCACTTAGGGTAATAGACTCGTCAATATGCTCGAGGAGCGTATAGTCTGAGGACTTTACCCTTTCTTGCTTGCGAACAGCTTTTGATTCAAAATATCCGCTTTTAGCTTCGTTAGGCATAGTCTCCTCCCCTTTATGCTAATCCAACGGCAAAAATAGCCGAAGAGTTGTTTCGTACTGTGATGTCGTTCTCGAGAGTTTCAGTTACATCGTTGCCGGATGAGAAATATTGACCAAGCACGGCATCATCAACATATTCTCCTCTTCCGAGTCCACAGATAAGAAGAGCCAACATTTCAATGAAAAGCCCGAAATTATCTGTATGAGTTCTCGTCTCGAACGGAATAACATCAGCCCAACCAAGAGCATTACCCCCAAAGACTTCAATGAAATAATGAGGATGAGAGCTCGTATAGGTCGGACGGTTAATATAACCACCTGTACCTGCAAAACTGTTGATAGAGGCATCCCAAGCACGAGGTACAAGTGCATCTACGGCAAACATAAACTCTCCCCAGATCCAGACATCGTGTCCGAACAGAGGATTGTTGTATTCTTTACCCATAAAAGCAGCCGATAACTCCTTACGGAAGGTCTCGTTAAGTTTCAGCAGGTTAAGTGTTGGACGGTTAAGTACACTAAGCCAGTACTTCTTGCCTTGATAGGTCGCTTGCTTCTGAATCATCAATTCATCAAGCTTCTCGCCAACTTTCTCAAGGAAGAAAACACTCGGTTTTGTCGGAGCAGTACCGGTAACAATTCGTGAGGCATTGATCTGAGCAGTAGTCTTGTTTTTACCTTCATTGCCAACAGCAATCAGGTCGTCAGCTCCGGTAGAGGCATTTACTCCGTTAATGTACATATTAGGGTGAAAAACTCTCTTAGCTCCGATACCTTCAGGTGAGTCATTTAGGCCTTTCGTGACGTTCATTGAATGACCGTCATAAATAGCAGAAATGAACTCGGCATTGAGCCACTTACGCATAAATTTGACAAGAGCAGGAGCGGATCTTTTGTAAATCTGCAATAGTTTATCGGTTCTGAGCCGTTCAAGCTTACCGCTCTGACGTTCTACGACCTTTCCTATCTGATTGATAAAGACCTTTCTCCACTCGTATCGCAACTTTTCACCAGTGCCAGGAAAATAGGCGTTACCGGTTAAGGGAGCATCTTCCAGGTCAAGCTGAATTGGAATCTCTGCTGTATCTGTCCCGTCACCGACAAAGCCTGATACACGTTCGACTATGCTTCCGGAAGCATTTACGATCTGACGTGTTCGTGTCCCATCGACATTGGTTACTAACTCAGTTTCGACATCCCCGATCCACGGGGCAAAGAATAATCCGAGCTGTATCAGTCTCCGGATTATCCCGTCCCTCGTTGGATCGAGGTGAATATAACCGTGTTGAATAGGTTTTGCCATTGTTGTTTTCTCCTATGGTAGTAGGTTGATGTTAAAGAGTTTGCGGATTGATCCCTTCCTCCTTGCAGAGTCTTATGAACGCTTCTGTCGGCAAACTATTGATAACCTTGAGCTTTTGTTGATCGTTTAGCTCTTTGTACTCGATAGGTTCAGCCGTTGCAGACCTCCCTATGTTTGGAATAACATTGCTAACCGCTTTGCTCATTTTGGTACGCATATCGATCTCTCCCTCTGATTTGAGAATTTTACGGTAAGTATCCCTTCCAACAGCCAACATAACTGCTGCCTCGAGGCTGTCAGTAGTTAGTTTGCCAATCCCGTTAATCTCTTTGGTCTTATCGATAATTATGTTCCATTGTTCATCAGTGAAGTCAAGACCGGTCTCATCTTTGACAACACGCCGAGCATTCTCGAGGAAAGCGTTGTTGTGATCTTCATCATATTTCTGATCCACCATTTCTTTCATCTCGAGTTTACGCTTCTCTTCGGTAAGTGTTGCCAGGTCTTTCTCCAACTTTTGAATTTGTTTCTCAGTTTTGCCGTACTCATCGCTGCTCATAATAGGATCTAAATCCTTTTCAAGTTTCTGCTTCAATTCCTGTAACGTGTCCTCAATTTTCTTGCTCTCAAGATCTACGACTTTTGAGGTTCGCTTCTCTGTCCCACCGGTTAGATCAGACTTCGCTTGCTCAAGAAGTGCACCTCTTTTGCCGAGCTCTTTCTCGCTGTTATGAAGGATGTCCAGGAGTTCTTCTCTACTCTTGTTAGCGTACTTTTGCGTAAATCCTTCCGGATATCTTGATTGTCCTTTGGCATCTTTTCCCGATTCTCCTTCATCTGAAGGGTCGGTACTATCCATAGGGTCGGATAAATCGTCTGGAAAATCAACAACAGTCTCGCCAATCCTGACCTTTTGTGTAGGTCTTGAGTCTTGTGTTCCTTCGTTCGGTTGTTCTAAATCAGTTTTGCCTATAAAGCTCATACTTTTCTCCTTTTTTTTATGTTCTTGCTACACCCGTTATTTGAGCCATATCGCTCATAGCTTCATCGTGTATTCTTCGCTCAAGCATATCCCTTTGTCCTTGAGCTGCCATCTGCAACCATACCTCTTTGTCTCTAAGGTTGCTGTTTCTTATTATTGCCTCGAAGGGAATACGCTCTGCAGGATATCCAAGTTTATTCAATACATCCGCAAGCATAATCGCCTCGTTAAACGCTCTCTCCATCCTGTTTGGAGTATTCTCAACGCTATCGAGAACGCTTCTTAGTGTCACCGTACGAACATCTCTTAATACTTCCTCGCCGTAGTTAAGGTTTACCATCTCATATCTGAGGCTACCGTTATGCAGAAGAGGTACGAGCCGATCATCCTCAAAATAGATATGAGGTACTGCAGCCAGGAAATGACGTAAAATTCGTCTCGACATCTGATTTTTAATTTCATAGAAAGGATTAGAGGAGATAAGAGACTGGTCTCTCTTCATCTCAAAAAGCACTCCGCTCTCAGAGGATTTGCCTCCCCTGCCCTGTAAAGCCTGAGTAATGTTGCTTATTTCTTCGACAAACTGCAGGTCGGCAAAAACCCCGTTTTGTACTGTCTGGACGCTTGCTGCATCACCTGCTCCGGTCTCTCTCTTAGCTATGTTTTTCATCGACTGGTAGGGTACGATCAAGTTAGGATCTCCTGCACCGTTTTGGAGAGCCTCGATAGCTTTCTTCTCGTTCTCATGAATGTGCCAGGACGATCCCAACTTCTGGATCATATAGTCAACTTCCTGACTCTTGCCTTTATTGATCCTGTCTTGGACATCAACGAGAAGATATCCCCAGCTTGGTTGCAAGGACTTCTCCATAAACCAGTCAAAACTTGTACAATAAAAGATACTGTAATGTTCTGTCGGAAGAGGATTAAGCTTCTCCTGTAAAACAAGATGTTCAAAATGAGGAACGACTGCAGTAACCTTAACCCTTTTTGTACTGGTAGAGCGAAGGTAATTCATTGTAACTCCCTTGCTCTTCTGCTCCCTGACCTCTTCCTTTGTCAGTTTCAAGACTTCGCCGTCTATTTCAACGAGATCTACCGGAGTTTCTATTCTCTCCTCGATCTGACAGACAAGGTATCTCTTGCCTCTTTTATATTCGCTCTCTCCGTCCTGGAGAGTTGACTCAAGGAGAGCCTCAGCATCTTTCCACCATTCTTTCTCTTCCTCGCCCTTGAGATCGCTCACCCAGAACTTGTTTTTGATCTCATCAATAGTGAGCCACTCATCAACGACAATATATCTGCAGTCGCTTAGATCCATTAACTTAAAATACGGATCTGGATGAACGGATAGTGTCGAAAGGTTGTAGTACGACATAGTATTATACCCCATATCGTCTATTTGCACCTCTCCTCTCATCCATCCACCGGTATCATATAATAATCCATCAGCAAGAGCATATAAAGATTTTTGCTCGTATTCTTCTCTCTCTCTTATGTAGTCATAGTTATCCGCTAAGATGTTTACTGTCTGCTCATTAGTGTTGTAGTCTGCTATAATTTTTACTGCTCTTCTGCTTGACTGCTCGTTTCCTATTATCGTTTGAAGCTTTGAGATCAGAATGTTGTACCGGAGCAATGGTTTTGATTTGCTGTCCGCTGCGTCTTTTTCTTCCGGTTTATATGGATCGTGTTGGATATAGGTCATTACTTCCCTTGCTCTTGACCTGGCACGTGCCCTGTTTTTTATGCTCTCTTCTCTGAGAGTAATTACCTTCTGTACTGTCTCTTCATATTGTTTTTTCTTTGTTACTTCGTCCACTTTTACCTCTCTCAGGCTACTCGCCAACTCTTAGGTACTTCTTCTTTTGTTTTACGTGCTCTGACCATCTCTCTCCAGTCCTCTTTAGATTCTCGGCTATCCTCTATATAAGGCTGTCCTCTCAATACCATAAGAAAGTATCTGCCTTCATCGTAAGGATGATCAAAGACCGTTGTGTCAACATCATTAAGATTCTTAGGATCTGCAGGAAGATTAGGTATGCTCTCGACCGTTTCTTTGCAACAATCGAGGAAAGTCATTTGAGGAGTTCCGTCCTCTCTGATTCTTAAAACCTCGAGGAAAGCCATCGCCCCTGCTTCCCTGTCGTTTAGTCCCTTAGTTAAATGTATCCCTTCTTCTTGATATGCTGTTGCAAAATCCCAAAAATCTTCACCCTTATCCTGCCTCTGCCAATAGGACTTAGGATCTGCAACCACAATTTCAAAATCATCTATTTCCAGGTCATAGAAACGCTTGATAAATTCTTTCGTATATCTTGCCTGTTGTTTTATGGTAAGACCGGACTGGACGATCTCAGCAAACTTCACAATGTCGCCGGAGCTATTATGCACGGCATAAAATCCACAAGCCCAAGCACTTCTCTCAGCGAAACCGTAGTCGTTTGACATATACAGTCGCCAGTCTGTCCAGTCGAAATTCCTTCTCTTTTCGATAAGATCCGCTTTATCCGTTGCATTAAAAAACGCCAACTCGCTTTTTACGTGAACATCCTCTCTCCACATCTCAAAGAACTGACCGGCAAAGACATTCCAGTTTCCGTACAGCCACATCTCTTTGAGGATCTTATTCTTACCCAAAAGGTTTCTAACAAAGTTATCGTCTCTTTCTGACAGGTATTTGTTATCAAACACGAGGGAAGGTATGAAGAGAAATCGCTCACCGGTCTTTGAAACGAAAACTTTATTAGATCTCGTTGGCTGATACTTGATACCATATTTCTCTACCCAAACCGGAGCACCTTCCGGAATAGCAGGACAGTTATCGATATACTTCTTTTTAACCCAAACGTGTCCTCTCTTGCCTGGATTAGTCGTATAGACCTTCATTGCTTTGATATGTTTATGAGAAGATCTACAGCAGGATTCCATTTCCTCAACTTCCCACTGATCGAACTGAGTCAACTCCTCTATTGCCAACCTGTGAACATTCTGCCCCTGAAACCAGTCTAAGTGCTCCGGTCTTTGACAGGGACGAAACATTATCATCGCTCCGGAAGGAAATGTCCATTGACCTTTAGACCATACTCCACCCAACAAAGGATAAACCTTTTTACATTCTTTCTGTGTCTGTGCTAAAAGAGCAGGCTCGGTTCTTCTTACGATTACCCCGAAATAGTCCGGATAATCGATTAAATATTTATAGTAATAAGTTTGTTCGTAGTCGTCATTTGCTGAAGTGACCCTAAATCCTTGAGAAACATCAATTTTAAGTCTTTTTATCTCTACTTCGCTATACCATTCAACGATCTCGAGAGCCATTTTGCAGACTAACGCATAGGACTTGCCACCGCCACGAGCCCCTCCCAAAAGGAGAGTATCTATATTTACAGCCTCGATAGCTTCTTTTTGTTTAGGCTGGAAATCAAGCATTGTCTATATAAAAAGAGACGGGAGAAGAACGTGTTGTATAACCGTTAGAGGTAGTTATCATTAACGATCCCCTCCCTTATTTATGAAACGGAAAGGTTACAAACCTAAGAGGTATCGCCTTTCAAACGATATGACAAGTTAGGTTTAACTCTCTGAAAGGATATTAAAAACATCTGTTACCTCCTCGCCTTATTGGTTGAGAAGATATCATTTTTTTGTCAACAGATATTTTATTTTACTGGTTTTATCCTTGCCCCTCTTATTGCTGATAGATCCTCATTTCTGCTCTTTTTTTCCTTCTCAAGAGAGTCTATTTGAGTCTCTATTACAAGCTTTTGCCTCCTTAGATCGTCTAATTCAAAGTCTATCTCTCTTATCCTTTTCTCGGTTATTTCCTCTAATTTTGTTTTTCTACCCACTGTTTTGCTCCTTATCGCTGTCATTTGTTAATGGTAGGGAGAGAATTGTAGTCCCTATGAAAATGAGATCCTCTCCCGAGATCTCAGTTCCGTTAAGGCTAAATGAGAAATAAACAAAACATTTTCTGTTTAAGCTGAAGTAGATGCAACCTATTATCTGATTTGTTTCCCTTTGCAATACGTTGTACTGACAGTATCCGTTGACCTTCCTATTTGTGTCGAAGATGGTCAAAGATTTGTTTTCTTTTTCCACTGTTCTCTCCGTTCATTTTTGCCAGTTTCTCTGCAACTTTAATCAATACACGAGAATCTATAAAGAGATCCTCTCTGTCTTGAGGTATAAACATAAATCGAGATCCTTTGTTTGAGTACCGTATCCACCCGATTGTCCGGTTCTTAGAGACCGTTACCCTGAGTCCCTCAAGATATGGATCTTGTTTGCCAGGAGATCCTGTGTTTAATCTTTCAAACCTTGTGTTACCGGCTGCGAAAATCATTCCGCCTCCTCAACCTAAAATTAGCAGCAGTCTGAGTCGTTGGAGTAGATCATTCAATCTTCCGTTGATTTCCGCAAGGTCTCCTGAAAGTTCTCCCCAAACCTGTTCAAAGTGCTTGCTCTGCTTTTGCTCCGGTACTTCTTTGCGTACTTCTGTCGGCTCGCCCTTTAACTCTGCGACAAAGTTCTCTGCTCTCTCTAAGCTCTTAAATAGGCTTCTCACCATAGCAGCCACTTCATCAACTTTCTTTTCTTCTCTGATCATTGCAACGCTATTATGTCCTTCCATTTTATCCTCCTTAATGGATTTTTGCTTATAGTTTAGACTACCCAAAATCGTGACCTTATCGCCACGAACAAAAACGTAGTTGTCGTTAAAGCTTAAACTGCCCTTCACTCCTTTGAAGTGTTCAAACCCTTCCGGCAACTCATCCCAATATCCGCCGCCCCATCTTCTCCACCGATAAAGCAGTCCCGATCCGGTCGTTGGAAGAAGGTTCATCTCTTTTTCTTGTGATAGGAGCGAGTAACCGGTTTTTGTCCTGGCTTCCTCTGAGCATTATATGTCTTGGCTGCCAACTCCTTAGCCTTCTTTTCTGATTTACCTGCCTTCAGGTAATTCTTCTTGATCCTAACATACTTTTTAGGCATTATACCTCCTTTAATCTTTTAGCCGGTCGGAACAATATCCACAGCAGCGAATAAGACACTTCCAATAATAGATAGGAGGACAGAAACAGTCATAACGCATTGAGGCTAATTCCAATGTTCTATTAAGACAACGAGGACATTTCCTGAGCCCAAAGACCCCTTTCATCTTCTTACGCTTATGCTTCTGCCACACCTGTTGGCTAACGCTCATCAGAAATATCTTCCCCCTGAGATATTTATAGCGAGAAATTGTAACCACATTTTCCCTTACGGCATATTCTTTTGAAGTCTTGCTCCTGACGAAAAGCAACAGGAATTTCTCGATTAGAGTCACCGGTTGCAGTTTATGAAAGTTATCGAATTTAGCCTTACCGCTTATCTCCATCCTCCTCCTCCTCTATTGCTATTTTAGCAAAGATAAGTGTCCTGAGACCGAAGATATGAGTAATCTTCTGTTTCTTTTTGCCGGTCTCATCTCTGCTCGTTGCAGCAAAAACCGTTTCTGTTACTGCGTGAGAATTGACATTCTCAATGATAGTATGTTCATTCTCCTTTCTCCCCCACCTCACAATTACCTTGTACGTTTTCTCCTTCATCTTCGCTCCTGTTATCGTTCTCCGATAAGTCTTTAATCTGTTGCAAAAATATCTCGAGTACCTCATCTGAGAGATCCTCGACCTTTCTTAATTTACCCTTGAGCCGATAGATCCTTCGCCATTCGTGTATAAGTATCTTTCTATAGGTTCTTGGATATCCCTTTATTTCCCGAAGTAGATCTTCTCTGTTCAGTTTTCTTTCACTCATATCTTTTTGGATTCCTCTTCCTTACCTGGTCTGAGTCTATCATAATTGTCGCACCGATAAGGTTCTTCTTTTCAGATCTCGTTACAAAAACACTGTATTTCCCCTGACCGTAGTTATGTCTAACAACCCCCTCGCTGATAATCTCTTTATTTTTAGTGTTATCAACGAAAACAATCTCCTCGCCTGGTTCTAATTCATACATTGTATGTCTCCTTTAGATATTCTGCTATTTGCTCTCCGGCTGTCCCGTTGCCGTAGATATCAATTCGCATTCCGCCGGCTAAACGATAACATCTTTCTGGCAATTCTTCCGGTTCAACCAGGTAATTCCAATTAAACTCTATTAACTCTTTCCAACAGGTACTCGCCGACAAAACGAGACAATGTACCCTGTGATAATACGCCTCTTTCTGAACGCCTCCGGAGTCTGTTATTATCATATCGGCAAACCGTGACAGGTAGAAGAAATCAAGGTATCCCAAAGGAGGGATTAGCCGAACATTGTCTCTGACCTTTATGTCGAACGCTTTAATTTTTTCTTTAGTTCTCGGATGAACAGGAAGGAGCACCTTCTTAGGTATTTTCCCCAACCCTTCAAAAATCGCCCGAAGTCTTTTTGCGTTATCAACATTCTCCTCTCTATGAATCGTACAGAGGAGATACTCCCATCTCTTTACAGACGCTATGTCGAGGAGTCTATATTCATAGTCTCTATAAAGCTTCTCTTCGTTGTATCTCCGGTCTATGTATAGGAAAACGTCATACATCACGTCACCAACATTCTGTATCCTCTCCGGCTTTACTCTTTCATCCAAAAGGTTTGATACCGCAAGATCTGAAGGAACAAAATAATCTGTTGAGAGCCGGTCGGCTATTACTCTGTTTATTTCCTCTGTTAGCCTCATATCGTGCGTTCTTACCCCTGCTTCCACGTGACCGATAGGAATCCTGAGTTTTACTGCAGATATCGCTCCGGCTAAAGTCGAGTTTGTGTCTCCGTATATAAGCACATAGTCCGGCTTCTCGCTGATCATTATCCTCTCTAAGAGAGTTATCATAAGTCCGGTCTGATGTCCTTGCGGATGAGAGCCCACTTTGAGATTATAGTCCGGTTTGATTTTGAACTCGTGACAGAAGATAGCATCCATTTCTGGATCATAATGTTGACCGGTATTCACCAGGATCTCTTCTATCTCAAATTTCTTGAGTGCTCGAGAAACCATAAAAGATTTAATTAGTTGAGGTCTTGTACCAATAACCGTAAGAATCTTCATCTGTCTCCCCCGTTTATATCTACCTTCCGGAATTTCAACCAGTCCTCGAACTCTACTCTGCAAAACATAGGATTATTACACCAACTCGAGAGCTCTCTTGTTACCCGTGAGGTATTCTTTTTGTCATAGATCATTACATAAGGCTGAAAGTTTAGGTCTCGTATAAACTGTATCCGGTATAGATCCTCGTGCAGAGTTGTATTGTAGTTTGTTAAGACATAGACCCCGACCTTTTTCCTCTCCCAACCGGTCTCTTTGCTAAATTCTCTGAGTTTACGTTCTATGATACGCCTGTACTTCATTTCGTCATAAGCAAAATGAACTCTTTTGATCCTCATCTTTAATAGCATCCGGATCTTTTTCTTATCCATTAGCCGGAGATCAAGACCTTGAGAAAAGTCTATCATCGCTCTTGTATCAATCAACTGCTGAAAGAGGCTGATCCAGTCTTTACAGGCAAGGATGTTTGGATCTAACAGTTTTATATGCTTCTGCCCTTTCCAAAAGTCATTTATGTTCGCAACAGAGTGACTGTCTCCTTCCTTTGCCGACACTACACAGAAACCGCACTTTCTCGGACACCCTCTGCTAAGAAAACCCAAAGCAAAGTCATAGCCAGGATAAAGATCATAGTCCGGATAAATGTACTCCATATCTTCCGGAAGCTTTGACGTAAGATTATAGCCAGTACCGCCGGCTACTATCTCGTCACACATTATCACGTTTCCTTTGAGATGATCTGATGTATAGGTAAAAACCTTAGAGATATAAACCTTATCATAGCTGTCCCAATAATTCACAAACTCAACTGTATCGCCGTGTCTCTTGTGATACGCTGAGATCTTCATAAGAGCAAGATTAGGGAAGGCTGTATTGTCGCCGTCTATTAGCCCGATCTTCACAGCGAGTCACCGATCCTGTCCTGGTTTTTATCAAAGATCCAGTCCTCGATATCTTTCTTTTTGATTTCTCCGCCTTTCTCCGGAACACGAGACACGAATCGCTCCTTAAATTCCTGGTAAATCTCTAACGCTCTCTCTGCAGAAACAAAATTGAAAAGGATGTTAAGAGCAAGATCCGCACAGCCCGAGCCATTATAGCCCCACTCAAATCCTGTAGGAGAGTGGACTATCATCTTTTGTTGAACATTAACGGTCTTAGTCCCGTTATTATCTCTCGAAAGAACAATGTCTCCGCCGTCATACGGAAGATATTTATCCTTCATCCACTCCTGCTGATCTTTAGAGTCAATAGACCCTGTAAGCTTTCTTCTGCAAATATATCCCATACCTGCAGCAATAGACTTTCTGTCGGTTAGTCTCTTGCCACAACGAGAACATACTCCTGAGTTCATTCAAACCTCCCTTATCTGGTTGAAAAAACAAGTTTTTTATAGTCCTCTTCGAGTAAAACACAGCCTCCCGTGCTTCCGTTTTTAAGATGTATCTCAAAATAACAAGGGAAAGCGTTAAAACTAACAGACCGGTCTAATACTATATGACTTATCACATTGCCAGGATAAACCGTCTTATTTCCTAAGCGGAAAACCTTTCCATCATCGAATAAAACGTCTAAGACCTTTCTCTTAAACTCGACCGGTACTAATACGTCACTTTTAATGTTATCACCGTTCATTTTCTTGCTCATAAAAGTAACAAGAAGAGGGAAAACAGGCACTCCTTCCTTGACGCTGCTTTTTTCCTCTATTGTTAATGAAAATATGTTGCCGTGCTTAATCATAGATCCCTCGCTAATGTAGATATCGTTCAAAAAAGTTTTCGAGGAACATCCATTCTGCCTCTTCCTCTTTTTTCTCAAATGTTTTCCGGACTCTTCTCTTGCCTTTTATCTGAGCCCTGCAGTTTCTTTTCCGCTCTCTTCTTTGATAAGTGTTCTTTGCTGCTTCCAACTCTTCTGTTAATTCCGAAAGAAACTGATCTCCATCGATCCCGTCACCGTAAACAGCAAGATGAAGAGTCTTCTTTTTCTGTTCATCGTTCATAAATACCTCCTGAAGGCTTTATTGATCAGAACTCCTAAACCGGCATAGTAGAACAGCCACAATAACAATACATACTGACTGCCTAAGATCGCTAAGAGTACCATCCCGACACAGCATAACACGATAACAATATTAAACACAATAAGAAAGATATCTAACCTCATCTTCTCTTACTCCTTCCTGGTTTTTTCTTGTTTAGCTTTAGCCAGAGATCTCCTCTGTCTTTGCCTAATCTATGACGTGCGGTTCTTAGTTGATAATTGCGGTTTAAGTGAGCAAAGCGTTTTCTCGGTCTCCCTCGCTTTATATTTTTAGATATCCAGTCTCTAACTATATCTATATCAAAATACATTGTATCGCCTGAAACATAACATACCGGCATCCCCTTAGCAACATAGAGATAGATCGTTTGACGTGTTTTGTCCAGATCCTTAGCAAGTCTCCGGAGGCTTAAATACTCTTTGTCTTTAACGGTTATACTCTTCATTTCTACCTCAACCCTATAAAAACATTCCTGATAAAACTGTCAAGACTTTTCGCAAGAATTTATCGCACGGTTTTTTGAAAATAGACGAGATCCTGTTGATAGTAAGCTTGTCTCCCTTAAACGATACCTGCCGATTAAAGTAATCAGCCTTGTCTTAGACCTGGAGGTTTTGCTGTAAAATTCTGCGTGTCGGTGGAATTAAATAAAAAGAGGGTGGCATCCCGAAGGTCGGCTGTCATTTCTGCCGTTTCCTCTCGTTCTGTTGTCTTTCCTTCCCTGATCTCCCTCTCCGGATCTTCCTCTTTTCTCCGCTTCCCTTTCTCTGAGCCGGCTCTGTCTCTTGGAAGGTATGCAACAAAATATCATTATGTTGTCTAATCCCCTTCCGGATCTCTCATATCTCTGCCAGGTTTCACTTCGATTTCTTTCTCTCCTTCCTTCCTGACATCCTGTCCTCTGTCCACTGGAGGTATGGGTTGAATATAATGTAGATGAGCGAAGTTCTCCGTGCTGCCCCCTGTCAATAATCTAAACTTGGAAGCAGATTCTTTAAAATACTGGATAAGATCTCTCGTTGCAATATGTCCATTCTCGATCCTCTCATCCATCAAGTCCAGGATCTTCAGCATCCCAAACGCCAGTCTCACTGCAACTGCTTCTGGTAACTTCGTAAGACTCGCTTCACTGAGTCTATAGATCTCCATCCTTTTCTTCCACCAAAACCTTAACGTAGATTCCGGAATACCGAGCTCCCGACTATTCTCTAAGAATTGAGGTACAAGTACCCCATCTAATTCCCTTTGACTTGCGTCCAAAAACGCCAATGCTTTCAACTTCGCTGCCAAGTCGTAGTCAGGCTTAGAGCGATTCAGAAGATCTGTGTTTTCAGCCTCATTTGACTTTGATAAACTTTTCTTTTTAGCCACTTTTTACCTCATTTTTGCCATTTTTAGCCTCTCTTTAGATTCCAGTAATCCCTAATAACGAAACTATAACCCTCTTTTACTCTGTTCTGATCTTTTTTGTCAAGCAATGTCTCAAGATCCAAGAACCTTAAAAAAACTTCATTTTTTTTTTTTGCCGTCAGACCGGCAACTGGAAAGGAACTCAGCCAATATCTCTATAAAAATAAACACAACACCATTAAAAATGTGTTGACAACTTTTTCCCCTTTGTTTTCATTGTCTCGTATAACAAACAAGGAGGTAGTTAAAATGGAACGAAACAGCGAGCAAACGGCAGCGTTTCTCCATCTTTTTTGGGCAGAGAAACCAAGATTTACGAGTATGAATCCGAACTACATTGCGTTGATCAATGATATCCTGGTTGACGGAAAAATGATCTCGACTCATACCGCTGCTATTGGGCAATCTGAATACCGGCAGACAGCCAACACTTATTTATTTGAACTCGAGGAAGGAGGGAGAAAGCGTTATCACTCCCTGTCCGTTATCCTTCCGGAAAGAACGTTTGAATTTAACTTTTATATGGTATCAAAGAACATTTACTCTCTTTTAAGGTACACAAAACATATAGAGGAAAAAGAGATCTTTTACTCCCTGTTTCCTAAGAAGTACTTTGATATCTCAGCAAGACCGCTTAGTTGCCACCAGGTAATCACCAGTACAGATGTCGCTCACCAAATATGGATGAAGTTTAGTCCTGAAGAGAGAGGCAATTTCCTGATCACCATTGCCAGGAACTACGAGAATGTAAACGACAAATATAATGCCTGTGTCAACTTCATTGCAGACAATCTGTCCGCTTTTCACGAATCTGCAGGTATCGAAAGAGAACTGCAGAAAGAACACCAAAAATTACAAAGGCTATAAGGAGGAAGTAATGCCGACTATTTACACTTTAACCGATAAGGAAAAGACCGTTTTAATTGTACGACTGGACACCGGAGAGGAAGCCGTTTGTCCAGTCTGCGGAGAAAAGGATCTGGATGAGAGTACCAAGTTTGAAGAGCCGGATTCCTATCTAACCTATGAGAACAAATACTTTGTATGCAAACACAGTTTCCTTAGTATCTGCAGTGATCTAAACATTGATAATCATATCGTCCTGCCACTCAAATATAAAGATCCGGAAGAGAGACAGAATGAATTGATTATGATCTCAGGAGAGGTACAAAATGACAAAGAATGACCATTTAATGGGACACTTCAGCACTTATGATCTCTTTACTCACGACCTTATAGATATGAATTTCACGGAGTTCGTGGAAGGAGAGAGATCACTTAAACACGATCAATTTGTCAGGGTATATGTCGATCACAAAATCAAACAATGTTACGCTATTCTCCGGTCTTACCCTCACAATTTCGTAGAGTTCTTATACGGTGACGACAGGATTGACTATGACAGTTTTATGGAGGAGGTGACAAATGGCTGAACAATACCCTTATCTCGGAGCATTCATCGTTATCGCACTTATTGCCGTGTTTCTCTTTCTCCCGTCCATCATTGCCTTGATCCTGGAAAAGATCTTCAGAAGGAGGTAAATAATGTCTGCAGATTCATTATTTAAGATGATCATCGAGTGCGGATCGGAGTCTGTATATGAGGATCTCAATAAAAGACTGTCCGGTTATTGCGGAACAGACAACTATTATGAGTATCTTTGCAATACTTTGATCACAGACGGATCTAAGGCACTTGCTGAAACCGGTGAGTGTTACTGGCTACTTGACGCTGTTGCTTCATACCAAACGGAGAGGACTAAAAAGAGTTATCCCTTCCAGGTCTGGAAATTAAGGAAGGTAACAGACACGTCAGCCGTTTTAATAGGAGAGGACGGTAATGATACCGTCCTCTTTACTCAGCCGATACTTTACACGGACATACCTGGTAATGCGACTCTCTACTGTTCTCCATACCAGGACGGAAGAATGATCATATTTTTACCGAGCGAGTACTAAACAATGAAAGTTATCTCCAGGAAAACTGTCAAGGACGCTATAGACTTCATTAAGGCTCACGGAGACAATATAATAGTTAAGGTGAGATGCCGGTATATTATCCGGACGGCAGAAGGCAAATACAGGCAATGTAAAACAAAAGCAGAAGCCGAGCAGGAATATTATACCGGCAGATCTCTCTTTAATATTAAACAGGAGGAATCAAAGAATGAATAAGGTCGAACCTATAAGAAAGGCAGAGAAGGTTAAGGCAATGTACGAATATTTAGCCGGCAAGGATCGAACGCTGCGAGATGCAACGCTGTTTCTTTTCGGTGTCAGTTCTGCATACCGGATATCAGATTTGTTGAATCTGAAGTATGAGAATGTCTTTAATACTGACTATCGTTTTCACGAATACGTCCGGACTAAAGAGAGTAAAACACGAAAGTATAAGCAGTTCAAATGTCCGGATAATCTCCGGAAAAAACTCAAGGAATACGCTATAAAGAATAAGATCCGTGAAGGTGACTATCTTTTCCCTACAAAGAAAAATAAGCAGTTAAAACTGGATCGGATCAATGTCTGGAGACGATTAAAGAAGGCAGCCACGACTGTTGGAATTAAAAACTTCGGCACTCATAGTATGCGTAAGACTTTTGGGTATCATTATTATACCAGGTATCCAAACCGTATAGGTGAACTTATGAAGGTTTTTAATCACTCTTCCATAGCATATACCCTGATGTATATAGGAATTGAACAGGAAGGACTTGATAAGGTTTATGCTGAACTGGAAGAGATATGGGAGATCTAAACAAGGAGGTGTTATGATTTCTACATTACCGTCAAGAGCAGTAATAAATGACTCGATCGATGATTTCGATCCTGTTGATATCCAGTCTCTTCTGGATGAATGGAAGAACCTGCTCAATTTAGAGACTCTGTCTCTGATTGATATGGATACTCTTATGCTGTCCCTGTTTAAAGCAACACTGGAATCACGTTTTGAAAGAATGCAGATCTACTGGATCAAATAGGAGGTACTATGCCGACCCCTAATAAACCACTTTACCAGGTAATAACAATGAATGACGGTTTCATTATTTATGAAGGAACAAAGGAAGAATGCGAACTATACCTAACGAGGTATAAACTGCAATACGTTGATATCGTCAGAAAACGCCGGTAAAGGACATTAAAAGACCTGAGCAAGTCTATAAACTGCTTATTTTTTTTTCTTTCTCCGTTTGAATACCGGTCTTATTGATCTGTATTCGTCCGGCAGATTCTCTCTCCGGATCAGATTATCTGCTCTCTTATTTAGCCTGGAGACAAACTCATAATTATCCCGTGTCAGATCATCATCAATGCCACAGTAGATCTCTGTCTGCCTGATATCAGAATGGTTAAGTATTCGCTTGATTTCCTCTTTTAACATACCGGATCGGTAAGCGTGATATCCCCACGTTTTTCTTGGAGAGTGAGATCCTATATTGTCTTTGATTCCTACCTTCTTAGCATATTTTTTGAAGGTGCTGCAGACATATTGACGAGTCCAGGATTGATTTCTTCTCTGTATCCTGTTGGACACAGACCGGAAAATGAAGTCACTTCGTTTAGGATTATATTTGACATAGTAGTTTAGTAAAGCGGTCTTGAGTTGTTTTGTGATAGGTAGCCATTTATTCTTTCTTGTTTTCTTCTCTGAGATCACCAGGTTATTAACGATAGATCCATCTTCCGGATCTATAACATCCCTCCATTTAATCAAAAGAGCATCAGAAACCCTTAGATTAGTGTTAAACATCAGTATAAGCAGCAAGCATTCTTTGATCTTGCCGTCAGACATCATCTGTTTCTGCATTTCATAAAATAGATCTAAATTCCGAATCGGATCTACTCTCTTCATCCTTTAATATTCCCTTCTCTATCAACTTGTTTGCTATATATCTGCAGCCGGATACGGTTAAGACCGGTTTATGAGAAACCTTATCCATTTTACCGCTATCACCGAGAGATATTGAGTACCTTTGCTTGATCAAACCGAAGTAACCTGCATCCATATATCTCTGATAAGGAATGTTCCTGGTATCAATAATCCCCTGATCCTTGAGAAACTTAAAGAGACTGTTTCGTCCAAACCCTTTTATATTCAGTTGTTTAGCAAAGTCTCCTATGTTTATCAGTTCTTCCATTTTAACCTCCTGGTTATATACTCTCTCTCCACGTGACCTTATTATATGTACACGTGCGTTTTTACTGTCTTAGTGTCTCATTTTTTGTAACTGTATAGACAGTATGACTTTACAAACAATTTTGTCACAAGACAGTAAGACACTACTGTAAATGCCTGAAAGATAGTAAGATACAGCGGTTAATTTTTGGAGTGTCTTATAGTGTCTTACGAGTGTCTTATTAAATAATTGATATATATCCTTTATAGACATATAGTTACATCTCATAAGACACTTGTAAGACACTAACTTTTGGTTTTCATATACGTCTGGTAAAATAGAGGAGAGCGAAAAAAAAATAAAATAGGTCATAAGGTCTCCTGCCAATCTTCCACTATAGCCTTGATATTTGTTGGTAGTTTTTCGATTTCGAGAGTAATACAGCGGTGTTGCTTCCCGTAGATATAAGCTTTAGTATATCCTTTCCAGTAGCCGAGCGAATCCTTTTTCATATAATCTATGAGACCATTTTTGGAGATATACTCTGCAGTCCCGACTCTTGCTGCCAACTTTTTCCACTCCATATAGATCTTGTTAAACGATAGGTAAATCAACCCACCGGTCTTTTTGCTGACAAAACCGATATCATCAAAGATAACCTCAACATCCTCAAAGAATCTAAACAATACATCCTCACAGGACTTTCTCCTGACATCCTCTATGATCTCCTCTGCGAGCCAGGTAATAAAATCATCAGAATCGATATGTCCGAAGCCAATAGTAAATGAAGCAGCCAGGATACAGTAGTTATAGATAGATCTCTCATCGATCCTGCCGGTTTCTCCCTTTTCTGCGACCATTTTCCTGATTACTTCCTGGTATGTCTTGATCAGTTTTTTAAGATCTGAGACAGTCTCATCTGTTTTATATTTTAACAGCCACAGGAAGATAGCAGAAAACTTATGTCTCTCTGCCCTTAGATAGAAATATGACTCAGTTGCCTTCATTGTTGGTACTTCTTTATCAACCACAACCGACCTGGAAAGAAAAGCCTTATCTTCCGGACGATCCTGACCGGTGAAGATAATAGATCCATTAACTTCCCGAGTAGTTCTGTTTTCGAGACCTCCTTTGCCTGTAGAGGATCTGTTATATATATTGTTTAGCAGTTCTACTTTCTTTTGCTGTCGTGGAGATGTTCCGAGAACGTTTTTAAACTCTTCCAACCAGTATGGTAAAGAGGATAACTGTTCAACCGCCATACTAATACCGGTTGGAGTAGCCTCTCCCCAATTCTCTCCCCCGTGAGAGAAGCCAAAGAAGTGCATCAGTAATTGAATAACCTCTGATTTACCTGTTCCGGAAGCACCGTAGATAAGTAGATAAGGAAATTTACGGTCTATCTTAATAATCTCGTTAAGATATACCATAGCAGACACGAATCCGATCAACAGATATCCCCGATATCCTTTGAATCCGTGAAGAGAATCATCCATCATAATATGAAAATGTTGAATGATATTCTCTATATATTCGAGAGTAACCTTCTCTTTAATATTGATTTTAGGAGCGTCTCCGCTATATATCCTGACATCTTTAGAGAGATATCCAATATCTCCGATCTTAATAATTCCATCATTATCCGGATCAAAAACAACACCGTTTTGAACGGCACAGTTCGAAAATAGCCAGACCTTATGCTCATCAATATATCCATACCTCTGAAAGTAACAAGTACGTGTCTCGATCCGTGCGAGATCCTCTTCCCTTTGCCAGATCTCTACCAGGTCATTGTCAGTACCCATAAAATAAAAAGATCCTGCAGAACCGCACTTCTCTCTAAACTGCTTTTTATTAACCCGTTCAATACTATTAAAGATTAGAGGATTACTTTTAATACCCTTTGAGTTAGTTAGGACTGTTTTATAGTATATCTCCCCGTCCATCTCAATATATGCCTGGATCTTTAAGGTAAACTCCGAGATCTTTTTTATACCCTTTTCCGGATCAGCACGATAATACTTGTGACCCTGCTCGAGGATACCGGTCTCTTTATTTACTACCCCGAGACCATCATCCATAGCAGGATAAGAAGATCTGTCCGGAGAGAGTAATGCAGAAACCGTATTTTTAATAGGCTGCAGAAACCTTGTCTTGCCTCCGATCTTGTCAGCGAGTTGCTCAACATAAAACATCCTGGTAACGTCCTGATCAAACTTCGCTATCCACTGACAGATCTTCCGCCAATATCCTTCAGCAATATGAGGAGACATACCGGTTATGTTAGGGAGTACCGATATCTTATAGGCTATAGCGTCCTGGCTCTTATCAATCGTTTCTTTTAATGAGGACACAGGATCTTTGCAACTCTTAACGAACTCATCAATATCTTTATATTCGTCTGACCATACGAGTTTTTGTATTACAGATTGACCGGCAAGAGAGTCTATGATCTCCTCTTCATATTTTCTCCCTGCAGTGTCATTATCAAAAGCAAGATAGATTTTACTGTTCTCGCAATGAGCAGCGATAAAACTTAATTGCTGAGACGATAGTTGACCAAGTATAGCACAGGTAGGGAAGTTAATATGCTGCAGGACAGAGAGCCTATCTTCTGCACCCTCGACCAGGATAACCTCTTTATGGTACAGGGAATCTTTACCATAGAAGGACGGATTACTTATTTTATGTGATGCCGGCAACTGATATTCTCTTCGATCCCCTTCGTTAAGATAATCTTTACAGAAAAAATCTACCACCTTCTTACTATTAAATACCGGATATACAAAGACTCCCTTAGAGAAGAGATCGTATAATTTGTCTCCCTTTGCTCTGACAAGTCCCGAAGCAATAATGTCTCCTTCGCTAATTTTCTTTTTCTTTAGGAATTGATGTAGGTTGCCATCAGCGTAACCATATTTTGTCTTACTTATAGTCCTATCGTCTCTTTTCCGTCTCTCTTTGATATATTTAATTGCTTCCGGAGTCTTTTTGAAAACCTCGTGATAATAGGACGCTGCCAACTCGAAGATCTGTTGCCGGCTATTTATGATGTCGTTTTGTTTCTTTGACTCTTGAGAGAATCCCTTAGAAAGAGTTATGCCGGACTCTTTTGCCAGGATCTCTGCTGCCTCAATAAAAGAGACATTTTCAGCCTTCATTAAATAACTGAAAATGTCTCCACCCTCTCCGCAACTAAAACACTTATACGAACTGGACTCGCTATAGATAGTGAAACAGTCATTGTGTCCGCAGAAAGGACAAGGATTTGACCGGTACTTTCTTGTACCGATAGGTTTAACAGAGATCCTTTTGGAGATAAACTCAAGTATAGGAACTCTGTCTTTGATCAGACCAATTTCGTTGCTAATAACTACCTCCATTCCTCTACAGGGTAAACGACTATTCTTAAACAGAGAAAGGGTATTAACCTGCTAAAATTGTCAAGGATTATTTACTTAATTTAACGGTTATGTAGTAATTTTGCTATATTCTGAGATCTCGAAGTCACTATAAACAGAAGCTATAAACGACTCCCAAAGTTTTTCCGGAAAGTCTCTTTTATTTCTATTTATATGAGCGTGATGTGTTGTCTCTTTTATCTCAAACTTGCTGTTGAGATCCAAGAGAAGCTGTCTCGAAGCATATTCCTGATCTTGAGTAACAGGATCTGTTTCGTCTTTCATAACGAGAGAGATAGAAATAGTGTTTTGATCGTAGTTTGCACCCAATCCGGAATTGTGCATCCACCTTTCTCCAGGATCAGCCAGGACATAAATTGTCCCGTCACGATCTATAATATAGTTGTATCCTACAGTCCCCTTGCCACCGAGCCTGGTATCTAACCAATCAATAGCGGACTTTGCTGTACTGCTTGCTGTCCAATGGAAAACAATTCTTAGATCCTCAATGCTGTTTCTCCGGAGAGAGTTATCCAAAAATCTGCCGGTAATATCGATTATTTTCATATTGAGATCCTTTTTATTTTTCTTCTGATTCTCCGGTCTGCAGCAAGGCTTGACTTGCGGTCTTAACCATTGCAGAACGAAGTCTAACAATCGTGTACCAATCTCTTTCACGTGGAGGTTTTGCCATTTCATTTCTGATAGCCCTATTCATTAAAGTTAATTGTTGATCAGCAATTTTTAATCTTGCCAGGAACTCTAACTGCTGCTGCAGAGCCCTAAATTCCTCGTACTGATGAGCATCTTCACCATACTTATCTATCAATTTATCATAGGCTCTTTGTATAGCCCTCATTCCGCTCGGGCTCTCCATCTTCTGAAGCGTTCTTTTAACTCTTAATGGAGACGCTGCAGAAAATCCACCAGGATTTCTAACAAAAAGTCTGCCGGCAAACGGGACATCAGCCGGATTATCTTTTAACCACTCGCTTGTCATTCTACCATCAGCGATCATTTCAGCCATACGGAAGGTCTCGTCATACTGAGCGGATATCCCTTGCCGAAGGATATGTTGAAGTTTAAGCGGACTGATCCTCGACCACCGGCTTATTTCTGAGTAGATTCTCGGAGTAGATTCATAGGCTCTTTCTTCGACCGGCAAGAACTGCATCCAGGTAGGCTCAATGTTCTTATCCAGGAAGAAATTATAGTTAATCTTAGCCTCGAAAAGAGACTTAACCATAGGATTAACCCAAGCAGTAGGCTCAGGAAGAGCGACTATTCTCTTCCCGATCGAGTAAGCATATTTTCTCCTTTCGTGGATCTTTCTCCCCTTAACCACCTCATCAAGAGTATTCCAGGTAAAACTCTCAAGAGCCCCAATAAGTCCCGGGTAGAAAGGAACTCTTAGCCCTTTTAGATACTTATGAGTAAACCGATCCGCTTCAGGTCTTTCATCCTTTATTGCATTGTCCGATTCAGTTGACAACAACTCTTGTATTACCCACCCGATAGCAGAGAGGATCATTCCAGTCCAGATGAAACGAAACCAGCCTTTCTTTACCTCGAGAGGATCTGTTAGCCGTAAGAGATGACGGTAGAAAGTGTTGATCTGAGGACTACCAAAGGGTATAGTTCTGATTATCCTGGCGAGCCAATCCCAACCACTTTGCTCTCCAAAATTACCTGCAGGTACATCAAATGCCATATTGATCTCGCTGTCGGTTGCCCCTTTTTCTCGTGCCTGAATAGCACAGCCGTATCTTATAGCCTCTTCACCCCATAGCGAGAACTGCTTAAACCCCAAGAGAGTATTAGCCAATAAGACCGGTTTTAACAGGACCTCGTTAGCAAGACCTACGACACCACCGAATTTCTCCCAAAAGTCTCTCTGCTCCCAATGTTTTAAGTGTTTAGCAGTTTTAGCTAATTCATAAACGATCTGATTCCAGTAGTTTTGTTGCTGCTGAGAGTCCACCTGAGTTAATATCCGACCGAAAGTTTCTCCAAGTATCTTTTCTTCTCCGTGTTTTCCTAAAATACCCTTAAAGGTATAATAGAACGGATTGAGAGAAGCGACACCCTCTCCCATAAATACTCCGGATTGAGGATTTCTCATCGAGAGATTAACAACTCCGAACGGTAAACTGCTTGTGATAGTTTTCTTCCAGACATCAAGAGCCGGTTTGAAAACAGCCTCTAAAGCGTGGATTACTCCGGTTGTGTCGTTAGTTATAGCAAAGACGTTGAAGGTAAACCAGTCGTTCACCTGCAGGTAAAGTCTTTGATTAGTTTCCGGATCGAAAGGAGCTATAATATTAACTGCTCTCGGAGGTACTGCCCGAAACAGAGGTAGATGTCCTGGTCTGAAGTCGATATCATCAGCGGTAATAGGATCAAGATCTACTAATCCTTCCACTTCCTCTTCTCCATACTCTTCTTTTAACTCTTTGAGCCGTTCTTTATTCAGATATTCAGCAATGATCTTTCTCTGTTCGTGAGGAGTTACGTGAGCCGGTACTTTTAGATCCTTCCGGAGCGGAGTTACCAACCTGCCGGCAAAACGTCTCGTTTCGTCCGGAATGCTTTTATCTCCAACTGTTTCCTCGATCGTATTCCATAGAGACAAAGCAAGTTTATTCCAGTAGTAACTTGATATTACCTCGTGAGTCAGGATCTTCGTTGCCTCGTCAAGAGCCATAATAGGACGGAGAGACCCATAAGCGGATCTTGAGCCACCTCTTGGATGAGAGTGACCGGATCTTGTACCCATAAAGGGACTACGTGCACCGGCTACTACATTTTCTTTCCGGAGCGGAACATAATGATCATAGTAATCTTTGATTCTCTGACCTTCTTTTTCTGAGTACTTGCCGAACATAACCTCTATATCGATCAGTCCATCATAATACTTTTTCAGCCTCTTTGCCATCTCAGGAAATTCCGGATGTAAAGTCTCAAGATCTTTAACGATCTGTGCCAGATCCTCCGGCTCTACTCCACTTGCGTAACCAGGATAATGTAATCTTCGCTTTAACCACCGATCCAACGAGACTGCAGCCCAATTATATATCTCGAAATCATCCCAATTCTCCTTGCCAACAGCGGTCTTAATCTGTGCATAAGATTCATCAGACACGGAGATATAGTTGCCGTCCTTACCAATAACCCTCAGCCCCTTCTTTCCGTGAAGAGCCTCGAGTACATTTGCAGTAAGTCTGGTAACATCGTGATAACTCGACTTTAGCCGGTGTTTTTCCTCGAGATCCTTCATAAATTCATTTGCCGCTTCCAACGCTTCTCGCTGTGAGTTCTCTTCCTGGATGAGGTTTTTCTTCATCTGTATAGCAATACTACGAGGCACTTTTTCTATACCCCAACCCCTTGCCAGAGTAAACATAAACTCATTGCCAAACCTCTTCAGCATATCAGAGATCGTGCTGTCAGGACTACTTGTGTCTTTACTGAAAGATCTAAACTGAGCAGTCATACTCCTGGAGAGATGAGCCGTAACAGCAAGTTGAGTATCAGATAAAAGATCATAGAAATCGGGATAATTAGCCTTTAGATGATCAATGATAATGTTGGAGAGATGAAGTCCTTTAATACTCTCCGGATTACCGATAAACCTTCTTACCCACTCGGCAAATCCTTCGTGTTCATTACGTGCAGAAGCTTGAGAATGATCAAGGTCACAAATAGACAGCAGCACTTCCTTAAACGGCTTAAAGACCGAAGGATTATTTTCCTTGAGGATCTGATAAATAGCGTGTCCGACTTCGTGAGAGACAATAAGAGAGCCTACTGATTTTGTCCGGATATAATGACCTCTCGGAGCATACTTAGACGGATTCCTGCGAGTTAATTGTTCGCTCCGCTCTCTAACCTCAACCGGTAAGTTGGTATAAAGATGTGTCATTATGCTGCGGATTCCGTATTTGCTGCCGAGATTATCTTTGAGAATGTTCTTGATCAGATCTTTTGCCTGGTTAGACTTCGCCTTCCCCTCGAGTTTCCTAACAGAAGGCTCTTTAACTTTTCCGTCTATCTCCTCAATAACGGTTTTGGCTATTTTTTCCTGATCTTCCAGGATCATCTTATACTGTTTATCAGCAAGAGGCTTAGTGTTCTTGATCGAGGAGAGACGGATATTCATTTCTGTTTTTCTCTCAATATCGATCTCAGTTTCCGCTCTGCCGAAATGATCACCGAGTATTTCTGCAGACTTTGCTAAAAACGAGTCTCGACCCTCTATTGTCTTAAATACAAAACCTCTCTTACCGTTGCTCAGTTTACCGGCATATCTTCCACCAAAACTTTTTGCAGCCCTGTTGAGTTGCTGAAAGAGGCTATATTCCATCCCTTTTTCAATGTAGGCTTCCGTGTTACCTGGATCTTCACTCTTGCTTAGTCCTGGAGGAGAGTCTAACTGGTCTGCCGGAGGTTCAGCGTCCGGCATCGACAAAGGTCGAGGCACGGAGAGATGTTCGAGCCGGTCAAAGAGATCATTGATATCTTTTGCATCCGAGAGATCGATCCTTTCTATTTCTTTAGGAGCAAGTTCCGGATCTTCAGACTTATCTATGATCACAATCTTAGTAGAGACGGAAGTACCGGCTCTTTGAAACGCTGATGTTGGCAACAGGATCTCCGCAACCATATAAAGATTAGAGTCGATCTTTCCCTCTTTATTCTGTTTGGGAAGCACTCCGCCGGAGAAAAGGATCTTTGCATTCTCTACCGGATCGGCTTCAATCTCTTTGTGCAGCAGATTATCTAATCTCTTATCTACGTTGGATGACTGTGGCAATATGGCTATTATTCTGCCCTTGTTAGATAAATGTTTCGTTGCTGCCTTTTCGAGATGATCCATTGCTTTAGCCCCTGCGTGACCGAAGGGAGGATTCATA